TTTTGCTGCTGCTACTTTGTCATTCTGTGCTTTTACAAAAATATCTCTATCTTTTAATGCTTCAATAGCACTATTTTCTAGTCCTCTTGTAAATGCTCCTAATGCTGGTACCGCTTGTTTAATAAGTATAGCTGCTACAACACCAAAAACACCAAGAAGTAATCCTCTTGATTCAGCTAAGAAACTAACTAAAGGCCCGAGAGCTTTATTTACAAAACTTGTAACATTCTGTGCGATATCACCTAAAGCTGCTGCTAATTTTGAATAAGGATCTGGGTCAACTTGTTCTGCAAAGTCTTGGAATTTTTTAGTACCTTGTTCTAATACACCGTTTAAAAACGCTTGTCGTTTTTCGTACTGAGTTAATGAAGTTACTGATTTTCCAAGTGTACGTGCATATTTTGATGATTCTTCGTCTACACGAACAAACAAACCAATCTCATCCAAGAGTTCTGGTTCTAGTTTAATTGCACCTCGGAATATTCTGTCAAGAGAGTCGTTTAGATCACGACCAAGAGCAATTGCTGCTCCTTTTGCAACAGTAGTCAATCCTTGTATTTGTTCAGCTCCAAGACCAGCACTTGTAGCAAGAGCTACCTGTCTCATTGAATTAGCAAAACTAATTGCCCCTCCAGAAGCTTCTACTAAGTCTCTAGAAATAGCAGATATAGAAGCTCCTCCTGTTGCACTTAATCGTTCCATAGACTGAGTTAAAGTATCAATCTGTGCAGAACGAGAAAGCACTCCAAAGGCGGCTGTTAAAGCAAATACGTTTGCAGCAAGCAAAGCATAAGCACGAACGAGACCACCTCCGCCTCCTCCGCCATCAATGCTTTGTTGCATTTTAGAAAAGTTTTTAGTAGAGTTTGAAGATATACCTGCGACACCTTTCTCAGTTCGCATGTATTTGTCACGGCTTCCTCTTAATTTATCCGTTGACTTTTGTGCTTTATCCGTATTTTTAACAAGTTTTTCGGTATCTCTACTAACGACTTTTAAGCCTTTAGCAGTTGCCTGAACTTCAAAAATTATTTTATTTGCCACTCTTTCTCTTCATTCTATCGTACTCAGCTTTTAATTTTTTCTGAGATATTTCGATTGCTCTACTGTCTAACCACAGTATTGTTTCAAATACGTAATCTTTTTGATAATCTTCAATTCCGTATCTTTTTAATAAAAATTCAAAATTAGTATAGTCTTTTCCTATATAACCAATATCAGGATAAACTCTATCTCCCATACTGTAAAAAATATTCATGCAATTTATTATTACATCTGGAAAATCTTCCCAGTCGGGAGGACATTTTTCCCAGTCGGGTTCTTCACCCAGTTGATCCATCATTTCCAAGTATTGGTCCTTGGACATACCTACATCTTTATTGTCCAGGAACAGTTTTAGTTTTTGTTGTATCTTTTCCTTGTTCTTTGCTACGAAAGTTTTCTAGGTCAAAGACTACCTCGTTGAGCCAATTATCAAACTCACTTGAGTTTTCTACTAATACTTGTGCATTATCTTCAGAATACTCCATTTCTGCTTTTGGATCTTGTCCTTTTAAATCAACAAGAATTAAGTCTTCTAAATAACCTAATTGTAAACCTTTCCAATTTTTAACTGTTGCTTTTGTAAATTCTTTTACAAACTTGTCATCGTTTAGTTCGTCTTCAAATTGACGAGTTTTACGATTAAATTTATTTGTAGTACATCTTTTTCTAAGATTTACTAGTTCTTTTCTAGAAAGATTTGCTAATTCTACTTCGAATCCTTCTAAGCCTGGGAATTCTACCCATGTGGTCTTACTGTCGACCAGTAATGATTTTAAATCCATTTATTTCTCCTAATATGAAATTAAAGTTGATAAGTCTACAGGGTTTGACAAGGAACGAAAGTCGAAAGTTTGTGTAAATGCTTCTCCGACTGATGTTCTTTTTGTATACATACAGCTTGTCAACTCTGCGTCTAAAAATGTTGCTCCATCTACCAATGTTCTTATTGTAACATTAGAAGTAGTATCAAAACTTTGTGCAGAGTTAGAATTATTTGATGTTAAATACTCTACAATATTGCCCGATACAACTCTTCTATCTAAAGTATAAGAAGTTGGGTACATAGCATTTGAAGCACTTGTAACCGAAAGACTATTTTGTAGTGTTTCATATGGTGTCCATGAAATTTCATTTTGAACACTTAAAGTAGCTGATACTAAATTTTGTATATCAGAACCTGCTACTTGAACACTTAAAACAGATAAGGTGGGAGTTCGTGTGGAACTTGCTGACTGCAAAGTTCCAGGAAGTGAATAAGTTTCATCTCCTACTCTTTCTAGTTTTTTGGCATTACCGCTTACATTTAAAGTAAGAGGAGAGCCTTTTGCTAAATTAAAATCTCCGTTTGTTATAACGCATCCTTCTAATTTAAAAGTGCTTTCTCCAGTTACGACGTACAAATCAAAACTTTTTATATTTGAACCTGTACTATCGTAATCTACTAAAAGATCTAGCACGATAGATTCATCTTTTTCTTCTGTAAGATGAACTGCAAAACTAAAGTCCGCAGGATTAGCTTTTGTTATACTCGTCCCTTGAAACATTTTTGTCTGATCGTGCAAAGTCTTTACTGAATACGCATCTTCCGCAAATGTTTGTGAGAACGATACTTCAGGAGTCGTTTTTAATAAGTAACGACTCCCGTCGTATACGAGATGTACATTACTTTCTCGTAGAAAGTTGTACGCTGCCATTATTAGACAGTATAATCTGTTCCGTACTGGGAATCAGAATGTGATGTTGATCCTTTATACTTAACAGTCATTTCATCTCCAGTTAGAAGATCTGTTCCATGTCCAGAGAATTCTACTGTTGTGGAAATAAGATCTGCAACCTCGATGGTTGGTACTTGTAAGTGAGCTCTTGGAATATCAAACTCTACAACTGGTGTATCGCTTGATCCGCCGCCCATAAATAAACTCATATTAAAAGAGTTTGTTACAAGATCAGTAGCTGTAGCTAAGTCAGTAAGTAATTGGTTAGAACCATTTGACTTAGTGTCTAAGTACATTGTTAAAGATCCAGAAACCTGTCTTGCTCCTGTAAATGATCCAATTGGTTTGTCAACAATACCTAATGTTTCTGGTGTTACATAAGTTACATTATTAGCAATAGTAATAGAACCACCAGTAATATTGATATCATAAGTTTTAGCATCTAATCCATTTGAAGAAGCTCCTCCACCCTGTGCAGAATCCACTGCTAATGTTAGGGTTGAGAGTTTGTTTCTTAAGTAATCAGCATCGTCTGGACCTGTTGCATCTGCATAGTTATAACCTTCTACATAAGTTGCAGTAGTTACAGATGTATCTGTTCCAGCTGGTTTTGCATGTAATACTTTTGATGGATCTTCAATTGCTGTTGAAACTTGATCAATAGTTGTTGCATTTCCTGACCATGTTATTTGAGCAATTCCATCAATTGAAAAATCAATTTCTGCCTGATTAACTTGACATTGGTTTAATCTATAAGTTGTATTTTCAAGAGCAAAGTAAATTGTTAATTTTAACAATTCATGATGTTCTGATCTTTCGAATGTAACATCTGCATCTGTTCCGTCAATTGTTATAGCTGATGCTGAAGTGCCTGTTAAAGCTCCTTCTGCAATATCTTTACCAGCAATAGATGCCCAAAGAATATTTTCAACCATATCGTGATCGCCACTATCTCTCCAGCTATTTGAGCCATGTTTGTAAGGTCTTACATAAGTACCAAATGACCATTCTGCGGGAGGTAGAGCATCATTAAATCTTTTTGAACCTCTGTTAGGGGTAGCACCTGCTTCATTAATAGTAATGTCAGTTGCTTCACTTCCTTGTGAGAAGCTATACCCGTCTAAAACACCGATTCTAAAAGTATTCGCGTCTGAACCGTTTCCTTTGAATAAACCAAGAGCAGTTCTGCTATTTTCTGTTGTGGTTGTGCTTGTAACACCATTTACAACCGCAGCAAAACTTGTTCCTGATCCAGAAGAAGCGGATTGAGTAACTGTATCATTATCAGCATACCCAGTTCCTCTGAAATTATTAGGAATGTAAACTTCAGTAACTCCACCAGCGGATACAGCAGCAACAATTACTTTTGCTCCTGTTCCAGAACCTGATGTTGTTCCCAAAGTAATGACATCGCCAACTGCGTGACCTGTTCCTGCAGTAAATCCATCTAAAGTTACGATAGATCCTCCAGAAGCATGCACCCCGTTTACAGAGCTGACAAATACCTTGGTATTTCTCGATAAATTTAAAGCCATTTTGCTTTCTCCGTTTTACTTTGGAAAGGGTGCGGCTACATATTTATGTGCCTTACCTGTTTCCTAATATCGTATTTCCACTGTCATTTCTCCTATTGCCAATGGGTTTAACGCACCTTCATCTGTTGATAAAGTTTGTATTACCATATTTGTTGTTGACAAATTAGGAGTAACAGTGTTATCATACACTAGTGCATCATTATCATCAATTATTTTTTCAATATCTTCAAATAATAATGCTAATTCTTCTTGAGCATCATTTTCATTTTTAACGTATGCTCTTATTGAGACTTGTAAAAATCTCCATTTAAATTCGCCTGGTTGGTATTCTCTTGTTTCTGCTCCTGTAACAACACATACTTTTGGGTATTGTTCAATTTCATCTAAGAATACCATTTTTGATGAAACATTATTAAAAACATTTGAATTATATGGAGAATTACCATTAATTCCTTTTATTTTTTCAACGAGAGCATCTGCTATTTTCTTTCTTGCTGTTCTATACGCCATTATACTCTCCGTGTAATAAACTTAAATTGTGCTTGTGCAATTGCTAGATCTCTTATACTTCTTGATATAAGATCTCTAGGATCGTATGAAGAAGGATATTTACCATCATTATGTTCAGGCTCAAAAACTCTATACCTTTCATCATATGTATAGTTAAAAGTAATTAGCCCTCTTCTATCTGGTATTGCAGATACAACTTCAGCTGATCTAGCAAATCTTCCTGTTTGATTTTCCAAACTAGGTCTTCCCATATTCTTCATTATTGTAGCAGGTAACTGTTTATTTATAAATCCTAATATTCTTCCTGCTTCTGCAAATCCTGTATTCTTACTTCTCATTGCAGCTATTCTGGGTGGATTTATAGGTCTAGTCTTAAATCTTCTTCTCTTAGTAAATAATGCACTTTTTTTACTGAGAGGTTTTGTTTTTCTGCGTTGTGGTTTATATTTTTTACCTACTGCCGCATTTAATATTTTTAATCTTACTGTGTCTACAAGAGAAGGCGACTCTCCTTCTTCTAAATAGTTTTTTAGAGCTGCTTCTGCATCCGTGAGTCGAGCTCCAGTTAGTTCTTTATATATGTAGTTACTTAAACCACCTACTATATCTCCTGCTAGTTTACCTTTTATATTTCTATTTAGATCTCTATCTTCTAATATAAATTCTGTTCTTTTCTCCATTAAGTCATCTGGAGTAAAATTTTCAGCAGTAGTAGAAAGTACTTCTACTTGAGGAACTCCTATTGAACCTTCTCTAACATAAGTTAAAAACTGTTGTAAAAGTTCTTTTCTATTTGAAAATAACTTTCTAGCAAGTTTGGCTTCAAGTTTATCTATAGAATTTAATAACTCGATTGCTTTCTTTACTGCACTTTCTAATTTTATTATTTGTGCTTTTTCTGCTGGAGGTAATGCTGTTTTAGGAATACTTCTTAAAACATTTAAAGTTACTTCCATTCTCTTTGTTGCAATACCAGTATCGTGACCTAAGTCAACTCTACCTGCATCTGCTCCAAATATTGCTGATCTAACTTTTCTAAGTTGTTTTGCACTTAATGCAGTTTTTGTTCCGTCTTTTTGTAACTGTTTAATCCAACCATCTTCCACTGTTACTGTTGTTTGACTAGTTACTTTAAATCCTTCGCTAGAATATAGGGCTTGATAAACTTCTGGATTAATTTCTATCCAGCCATTTGTTTCTTCTCCAATAACTTGTATTCTATTTTCCATTTCACTTATTAGTTTTAAATGAAAAGAAACATCTCTATCAAGTACATCCCTGACTTTTTCATTTCTACTTTTTAAAATAGTTAAAGCTTTCTCATAACTCTTTTTTGCAGAAGGACTTTTTACCTGTTTTTGTTTAGCTATTTCTTGTAGTACTTTTTGGCTAGGTAAGGTTTGTTTAGCCATTATTTATGTACTTTATAAAAATCAAGTATTCGTTTAATATGGTCTGGGAATCCAATATTCTCTCTCAGACTTGTTGATACTTGGTTTTGTATACTTGCTCCTTGTATTGTAAGCCTATCTTTTCTTTCGTCTTTTAAATAGTATTTTACTAAATCAAAACATGCTAGTTTTAAATCTTCTGGAGTAGATGAATAACCTGCGTTATAAACTACTTCTACTGCTTTTCTTCCTTTTGGAAAG